AGTTATGAGCATTGATTCCACGATTCTCACAACAACCATGCCTTGCTTCTATGTATACCGCAACATCAGGTGATTCTGTTGCATCGCTAATTGCTCTTGCAATCTTTCCGCAAAGTTGTTCTTGCAATGTGCCTCTGCGTGCTTGGTGTTGTGCAATGCGAATATACTTAGACAATCCAACAACCTTATCACGCGGAATGACTCCAATATATGCAGTGCCATTAACAGTTTGATGATGATGAGAACACATTGATTTTAATTCAGCACGAACTACAATCATGCCTGTATAAGGATCTGATCCCGTGCTATCATCATTGGGAAAAGATGAAACATTAGGTTCTGGATAATACCTACCAGACATGACTTCATGTACATACATCTTAGCAAGACGCCTTGCAGTTCCTTTACTGTTAGGATCATTATCAACATCAATAATAAGTGATCTTAGTACATCATCAAACTTATATGCAATCTCGTCAATGAGGTCTGCCATATCAACAGGATTGACCCACTTACTAATGTTATCGTCCGCATGAAAGCGGACGTTGTTGTCTTTTAGTTTCTTGATAATTCTTTCGGAAGTATTCATTATGTTCCCCATGCATTTTTCCACAACTGTACTTGCAGTCGCGGAGTATAACGCCAACCATTATTCATTGCGAGTTCTGCTACCCAACCTTCGTTGCTATCATAAACCTTAGACGTACCGCCTGCAGGCATCAGATAGATTGGTATTCTTTCAATATCGCACACTTTGCCATAAATGTCAACTGCTTTTAGAATATCTGAATAGTCATCCTCATTAGATACTACCCACTTGAAATATAATAGAGATGAGTGTTGATAATACTCATTGATGATTTCTGGTTTAATTGCATCTTCCCACGTCTCGCCTGATGAAGGTAGTTTAGAAGAAACGCTAAATGTAATGTCTAACCATGGGAAATGTTCGTTATCAACAAACCAATTCTTAAGATCTTCATGCAATGGTTGGGTACCATTTGTCTCAAATGTAATATGAGTTAGGTTCATATCACGCTTGCCAATCTCTTCAAATAGATCAATGTAAGCGCGCTGCCAACCAAGCAAAGGTTCGCCGCCTGTAAGAATCAAATGCTTGTCAGGACCAAATTTGCTACCTGGGAGCAATGCTTGCATCTTGTCAACAATAGATTCAATAGACATCATGGGTGAGAGATGCTTAAAACGAGCATCCCAACTAGCGTAACTGTCGCAACCAGTGTGTACCAAAGGTAAGTCATCGTATGTTTGATAATTGTTTGGATCGACATTTTCTCTTTCTTTACTATGTTCGCCACGTTTCATTCCGAAACCAGCACATTGAAAATTGCATCCAAAGGTGCGAAGGAATACACTAGGTGTTCCAAGATATGCTCCTTCACCTTGCAATGAATAAAATAATTCTGCTACCTTGATCTTACTCATTGTCACCCTCATAAATTGCTGAGTTGCCCGCGTGTTCAAATACTTCTACACTCTTCAATCTAACTGCTTCACTGAGAGGATATCTGCCAAGATCATTAATACGAGCATTATAGAGCATATCTTTCATTGCTTCATAACACATCTTAGCAAACATCTCACATCCAACACCATCAACAATACGAAGATCACAAATACCACGATCTTGATATCCGCCAGTGATACCATCTAATAGCGTAAAGGTTTCACGGTGAGGATCATCCCAAGCAATAATAAGAGTATGGTCAAACATATAATCTGCCCAATCCTTGAATTGCTTCAACCCGCCAAAATCCATCACCCAATTACGAGAATCAAGAGTGTCAGATTCAAAGATCAACTTGATGCCTAAGGAGTACCCATGCAATGTAGAACAGTGCGAATGATCTGCTTTCCACTGACGAAAACAGCAAGACAACCCACGGTCGGTACCGTAGGTCTTTGTAGAATAAAATTTAGCCATTATTACTTAACTCCCATCAGACAAACTGAATTGCCCTGACTTGTAGGAATAAACGAACCGCCAGCGGCAATACACTTATCCATTGATGCATAATATTTTTCATTAGTGTTTTGAACACCAAAATAAATCATTGATACAACACCTAAGATTACAACTGCAGCAGTTGTACAACCGATAAACCAGTCCCATTCAAATCTACCCATTAATCCACTCCGGAGGTTCGCGTTTAGTCCACTTATGAAGATTCGATTTACCTATTCTATAGTAAGCTCGATAATTTGTCAAGGGGGTATTTCTATCACTAATGAATTCTTCTGGCATAGCAGAAGGCATAGTTGTTTGTGCAACATCTTTTAAATTTTGAGGAGGTTCTAAAAGCATTGCAGAAATTTCACCATAACATTTATGAAATTTTCCATAGCGATGAGTATACTCACACATCAAAGCATGAAAATGATCATATAGCCAATTATAGTTAGCAATCGACTGACGACACCAAATAGCAGAAGGATGATTTACATGTGTAGCAGAATAAATTATATGCTCACGACCATCATCAAGAATCCAAGAAGTATGCTTACGATACTTTGGATGTTCAAGAGTGCCAGGAACAAGCCTCTGTGCTACTCGCTGTTTACCATCCAACACACGATGGGCTGTCGAGAGCAACTGTGCGCTCTCGAGAATCATTTTAACAACATGCTTATCAACTAAGCACTTTGCTGCAACTGCAGGATCTTCATCCACATAAAAAATATTCATAACGTCCTCAGAGGTTCAAGATACGCTTAATATCTGGCGGTTGCCATCCTTCTGGTTTTTGCACTTTGCCATCAGCGCGACGGATTACTTTGCCGTCGACCAACTTTGCCATGTTTGATGCATGTACTTCCTCAAAAACATCATCCAAAGGAATACCATAAGAAACGGCAGTGCCACAAGCAATGTAAATAATATCAGCAAGTGCATCAGCAATTTCAATAAGGTCATCATTATTTTCAGCCATGACAAGTTCGGTATACTCTTCTGCAAGAAGCTTCATACGTAACTTACGTTCATTCTTATCAGGAAGTTCTGGCTTTTCGCCAACACGCTGACCAAATGCTCGCTGAAAAGCTCTCACGTCTGTAAACATACTCATAGCAAAGTTCCTAGTTGATGATTATTTGATCATACAGTTATTTAGTAAAATTGTCAACCGTCATTAGGTGTTTCAAGATTTTCTTCTTTTAATCTATCAATTGCATCTGTAAGCATATCATTTACAAATTTGCCAATTTTTTCTTCAAGTTCAGGTGTAATTTCTGATTGTTCTACGGGAATTTGCTTTCCTGCTTCTACCTTGTAAATATCAACAATAATTGTCATAGATCCATCTTCATTTTCTTCTACAAAATCTTCACCTTTTTCAGTAGGAAAAGTAATAAGAAAATTGTCAATCATAAATCCCGGGCGATTATTTTCCATTGTAGTATCCTTTCATTGCTTTATCTCTGTGATATCTATTTGCTCGGTTAAAAAACATGATTCCATCTAGATGATCTATCTCATGTTGAATTGTTTTTGCTGTTAGTCCATTGAATGTCTTTGTAGTGGTTAATCCGGAAGGTGTTTGAAATCTCACTCGAATCTCACCTGCACGCTTTACCTTTACGCTTACACCAGGAACAGAAAGACATGCTTCTGGTAAATCAATTTTTTCTTTTCCTTCTGATACTATCTTAGGATTGAAGAACACAAAAGATTCTTCACCAATAGTACAAAAAACTCTATACGGATAGTTGATTTGATTTGCTGCGAGACCTATGCCTTTATTGTTATGACATGAGTTTATTAACTCATCTGCTAACTGATAAGGATCAATAGGCGGATTATTAAAATCAAATTGCTCGCAAGGAGTCGTTAAAATAGGATTAGGATATTTTACAATTTCACTCATTCTGCCATCCTCGAAAAATTCTTGTGTTTCTCAAACTTAATTACGCTGCTAAATTTATCATACATCTGATCAACCTTATGACTGATAATAAACGTATTTGTATCTAATGTCAAGTTATTTAGTATCTTTAAGAATTCATCAGTTCCATTACTGTCCAAACTTCCATCCAATACTTCATCCATAATGAGAAGATTAGTAGATGCGCTATTACGCAACTTAGCCACAGCGCGCCAAGTAAATAGGATAGCAAGGTTGATACGCATTTTTTCACCTTCTGAAAAAGAGGCATAAGAAAAGTCGTCTCTAAATCTTGATTTGATTGTCTCGTTAAAATTCTCGTCCAACTCAAACATAACAAAGAAATCGAGAGCAGCAAGATACTTACTGATAAGTTTATTAATAATTGGAACATATTGCTTGATTATCCTTGCTTTGATTCCTGTGTCTTTCAGGATTACTGCTGCTGCAGAATATGCATCCTTGTCTTTAAGATGTTCACTCTTAAGGTCAATCTGTTCCTGTAGCATTTTTTCTAAATCATCTAGTGCACTTATGGTATGATGCTCTGATGAATTTTTCTGCAATTCCTCAATGTCATTTGCGACTTTCTTTCCTTGCGTAAGGAGTGCCTTTGAGGTATTGAGGTGCGTGATTCTCTTAATACTGAGATCCGTGATTTTCGAATTGATTGTTCTAATTTCGGATAAGCGGACATTGATTTTATTTCTTTCTTCGGTGAGGGCATCAAGTCCTTTTTCTGTTTCTGAGCATGTAAGAAGTTTATTGTTAATCTCATTGCTCTTGAATGTATGTCCGATTCCTTGCTTACACGTAGGGCAGTCATCATGGCTCTGTAGAAATTTAATTTCTTCATTAATTCTTTCCACTTTCGCTTGTAACTGCGATCCCAAGGACATAATTTTATTTTGTTTCTTTTCAAGGTTTTCTTGATCTTGAATTTCCTGTGTGAGTGTAGCAATTTTTTCATCATAAAGCTCCGCAGATTCTCTTTCCTGTTCAATCCTATCAGTGATAGAACGAAGTTCAGAACGCAACTTATCTAATTGCTCATCAATATTTTTCTGCATTGCTTCATTATGCATCTGCGTCATTTTGATTTTTTCAGATGTTAATTCTACATCCTTATCAATAACGAGCAATGAAGTATTGTTGTTTGTTATCTTTTGCTTGAGCAATGAATTCATCGTAGAGAAAATTTGAATATCCAAAAGGTCCTCAATCACTTCTCTACGTGCTTGTGCTGCTAACTGCATGAAGGGGATGAAGGATGCAGATCCTAGCACAACTACCTGACAGAATGACTTATGATTTAACTTAAGAATTTGTTTCTCAAGAATATCTTGATAGTCACGCTGGTCGGCGTCTTGGTTCAATAGATGTCCGTCTTTGTACACCTCAAACACTACGGGCTTAATACCGCGAACGATCTTAAATGAGCCCGGCCCAATATTAAACTCAACTTCGACTACAAGGTCTTTTTTATTGATTGAGTTAAGCAACTGGGGCTTATTAATCTTACGAAAAGGTTTGCCATATAAAACGAACGATAAGGCGTCAAGCAAAGTTGATTTGCCTGCGCCATTCTCACCCACAATAAGTGTTGTCTGTGTTTTATCTAATTGAATTTCTGTAAAGGCATTGCCTGTAGATAGGAAATTCATCCATCGTATTTTTTTAAATAAAATCACAAATCATCCTATCATTGAATACTTAATGCTTCATTGTACAGTTCAGTAACAATATTGTCAACTCGTTTCTTATCATTCACAGTCATACCATCAACATATTTTCGCAAAATAGTCATGGTGTCTTCTGCTTCATTAACAATCTCTTCGTCAGCAACGAGATTTAAATTTAAATGATCTTCAACGACTTGAAGATTGGAAATGCCAATTTTTTCTAACTTATCTATCACCATATCAAACCAATATGGATTAGTTTTGTTCTGAACAATTACTTTGACAAAACATCCTGCATATTCATTAGCATCGAAATTGACTACTTCTTCGATGCTCTTCTCCGCATCATTATAGAGTATTCTTCTAAACACCGAGTAAGGGTTTCTAATGAACGTAAGCTCTCGG